ACTATCAGTAGCAACGTTAAATACCAACCTTCCACTACTTAAAAGTATTTGATTTGATGTATACAATCTAGGAAGTTGTGGTGGTAGTGTAAAAGCTGAATAGTTTTCTGATGATGTAACTATTGGGATTTTTTGGTTTGAAGTTAAATAGATAGAAGATTTATCTTTATTTATATCTTCAGTTGTTGGTAACCAACCCTGTTCATCACTATCATCTGGTTGGCCATTTCGTATAATAGTAATAGGATTACCATTACCCCCAAAATTACTCCAATTATTTTTATATTCAGATGTAGTTTTTGAAGTATTACCTAATCTAATAGAATTTCCAAATCTACCTTCTACAATAACATCACCTGCAAATGGTAAAAGGGGTTTGATATTAGTTTTTTCTACAAAAGTTCCCCCACTTTCTCCATTCAAATCAATTTCAGTAGAATTATCAGTTACTCTTCTTACTAACCCACCTTCTATTTGTTGGTAATCATTAGTTTGAGAAGGAGGGATATTACTACCCTCAAAAGGGGAGGGATAAGCATTATGGTGTGGGTGATTCCATAAAGAAATTGTATTTAGATAATATGCTTTAAATTGGGAATTATTTTCATCTAACTTATTATCTGGGAGTAGAAATATTATTACTAACTCATTTACTAATGGGAATTGTTTTTGGGAAGATAGTAAAGGGTAAGCATATTTAGGGGATTGGTTGGATCTAGTTGCTTGATTATCAACATATTCATATTTAATAGCTCCTATACCATTAAATCTATTTGTAATATCATGTATATCAGATTTTTCATCCAAATTGATATCCAATACCCTACCAACAAACATCTGCTTAGTGTTTTGGAGTAAAGCATTTAATACTCCTTCACTATTTATTCCGTTTTGGCTTTTTATTAACCCACTATACCCAAATTCAGTTGGCATTACTCTTTATCTTCTTGAGATGAATTTATTTTTTCAATTTCTTCCATTAATTGTTCTTTTTCTTCATCAGTTAACATTACACTTTCTGAAGAGGCTGAATTGTTTAATGCTCTTTGAACTATAGTAGCCATTTTAATTAATTGTTCATCATTTTTAACCCCTATTTCCATATATTCTTTAATTAGGGGGACAATTAATGTGGCATCACCAATATCAGAAATTAAAGGTTTTAATTCTGAAATTAATCCTGAGATTTGTTTTTGTTTTTCTTTTTGGTTATCGTAAATCTCTTTTAAAATATCAGAGAATTTTTTCTTACCAAATACATTTGAATCTAGACCACTCATAATATTATTTTATTATAAATATAAAGATTTAGAATCTTGCGTAACCTGTGTCTAAATAATGGATATATTGAGATTTGAATATAACGTGAAGTTTATCCGCTATTTTAGTAATTTTTGGGGTTTTTACATCTACCATTTCACGAATGTAGATATATAATGCTTTTTTATTAAATATATCTAAACTTTCACGTTTACGAAATAATTCAAGTATAGCATCGGCAATAGCCGCGTCATTACCCTTGGGAAACAACTCGAATAAATTAGTAGAAACATGATCCACATAGATATCCATATATTTATCTAGATCGCTTTTAACGTTATCTTCCCCCATACTATAAACGTGACTAGAACCCTCTTTAGATAACTCATCAGCAGGGATGGTTTGAATTTTCTTCTGGTAGTTTTTAGTATTATATAGGATTAACCATCGTTTTACAATAGTGCCAAAGTAGGAATACGCTTTAGCTCCTCTAGTGGGGTCAAATAAATGTATTTTGGATAGTAGGAATACAATTATTTCATGTTGTAGATGCTCAATATTTTCTACCTCGGTATGATAGAATTTAAAGGTATGGATAATGTTTTGTGTGAGTTTAAAAAATGGGTAGTGTATTTCTTTATCATAGATAAAACTACGTAATTTTTCATCTTCGATAGAATCTAAACCATTATATCTAACAATAGCATTCTCCGTATCTTGAGTAAAATAATTTTTACTCTTTTTTCTTCTTTTTCTAGGCATGTTTATGAGTTGATTTTAAAAATCCATAAATTGTTTTGTATTTGTTTTACTTCGTCAAAAAACCAACCTATTTCATCATCACCCTTAAATATTCCTTTTTCGTCTATTTCGTTTAAACGTTTTTGAGATGTTTCTATTTGTAGTGAAAATTCTTTAATAAAGGTATTCTGGGAAACAATGATATCCTCTGCTTTCTCATTCTTCCTTAATAAATTAAAAGTTGTATATCCTAAGATAACAACTAATAATCCTAAAATACCTAATGCAATGTTATATAAATGTATTATTTCCATTATAAATTATCAAGCATATTTTTTAATCCTGGGCTTTTAATAGTATTTAACGCTTTGGATTTAACGCTTGTCTTTGACTTCAATGTATAATTATTTTTTGGCTCCTCCACATTACTTTCTCCTTTTAGTTTAGGTAACCATTCCTTTTCAAATTCTATACGAGCAGCCATCAAATCAGCCTGATGTAATATGAATGGGAGGGAAGTTCGTGGTTTTTGTTCTGGCATAAAGGCGAATAAATACTTTTTATTTGCTTCATCATACAAACCATCATGAGTCTGGATAGCTATCATTTCATTGAAACTATAAGATACACCATGAGATTGTAATAGGAATAAACCCCTATCAGGCACTGAGGCGAATGGCACTTTCTTATTAAACATATAATCCTCACCTAATTTTTCCTTTCTCCATTTGTCAGTCTGGGGAATATATGATTCATTGTCTTCATCCCCCATCTTACCTAAGTCATGATTAATAGCGGAGAATACCAATTCTTCCTGAGTGAATGTAGACATATCACAACCAAATGATTCCCACACTTTAGATATTTTTAAAGCGCCATCAACCACACGATTAACATGATTAATATACCCACCAGGGAATGCATTATGATATTCCTTTTTATGAGCAGCAGGCATTAAGATAAGACGCTCCTCATACTTTTTATAAAACTCTAATAACTTCTCTTTTCTAGGGGATGAAATATGTGTTTCAATATTTTGGATAAACACATCCCAACCTCCTTTTATTTCCTCCGCTGTTAATTTCATTAGTATTTATTTAATTCGTTAGGAGACATAGGCTCGGCTTCAACCATGTCTTTTAATTCATCAACTAACCCTTGAGCTTTAGTAATATTAGCTCTATAGGTTTCAATGGGTGATTGTCGATTAACGATTTGTTGTAATGTAATTAGAGTTGTTTCAAGTTGCTCTAATTTGCGTGTTACTAGATTTCTATTTCTCATGACTTATTTATATAACTTTTAAACTTTTGATTTATTCCTTTGATTCTTCCCTTCTTTTTCCTCAACCATTTCTATATCTTCCTTATTTCCTATCTTTTATAGGAAGAAGTTACGAAAGATTCTTTACTAATCCAAGCTATCCTGGAATATTTCTTCAATAAATTTAATAATGGAGTGAAGGTGCGCGCACTTTTCATACATTTCTTGCTTTTCAAAGTATTTTAATACTAGTTGTAGACACAAACTAAATTCATATGGATCCTGACTTAGTAATTCAAATACATAGTGTTTATTATCTATGTCTACATCTTTAATATAATGCCAAGCCCTATTATAAACAACTAAATCAGCATGTTCTTTACCTTCTTCATCACTCCATTCTCTATTTTTGTCTTTAAAGAATTTAGAAATTTTTTCTTGGAAGTTGAGGTGGTTAGCAACTATTTTCTTAAACATATTTACTTTCCAGGTAGGTGATTCTTTTATCTCATTGCTAAAACCTTTACTATCAGCTGAGATTTCTTCAGGTGTTTTATCATCATCACCAAATAACCCAAAAAGTCTATTACCATCAATCATAAAAATAAATATTGTAGCTGGGGCGGGAATCGAACCCGCACTTCCATCTGGAAACGACATTTTAAGTGTCGCGTGTCTACCAGTTCCACCACCCAGCCATTCTTAATCTTCTAATTTATTAAGTTTTTCCTCAATCTTACCTTTAATTTTTTCATATGTGTTAAACGTGCTAACCACATCAACACCATTGGGGTTATTTGGATGGTATCCCCAAAGTTCTTCCATTAGAGTAGTAACCCTAAATAAATCATTCATTAATTCTTCTTTAATATCTCCTTTTTTCATTTTTTACAATTTATCGTTAACAATAATTTTAAGAGTATGCTCTTTAACACTTATATTATCTAAATACTCTAATCCATCAGTATTAAACGTTGCTTTAACATACACTTCTAAAGTATCACCAACCATACGATTATCTAAGTAAATTTGTTGTTGGGGTTTATAAGTATATTGACTATATGTAGCGAATAAACGATCAGAATAAGGACAATCAAAACAGGTATTTTTAGTAATTTGATAACCTGCTACATTTAATGGCTCCATTTGACTAGCTATATCACTAATATCATAAGTTTTATTACCAACTGGAATTGGGTTACCTTGTTGGTTATATAAACCAAATGGAGAATATACTGGTATGGTAAACTTCATATCATTAAAAGCAACCCAGTAATTTGAATCAAAAGCAGCTTCTACTAATGGGATATCATTAATCACATAATCATCATCTAAAGTATCTAATTTACCTTTAATAGTAAAATACTTAACTCCTCTATATTCAATATGCCAATAACCATTACCATCTAAATAAGAATGTGGTTGAACAACTGGGTCAATGAAAAATACTGAATCACAAGATCTATCAGCACATGGATGAGCATAATAATCAACTTCCTCTTTCTCACATGAAGTGAAAATTAGAACTGAAATAACGATAACTAAATTTTTAATATATTGTAACATAACCTTCATTTTATAAATATGGGGTAAATATACGAATGATATTTAGGGAAGCCAAACACCGCCCGGCTTCCCTTTAAAATATCTATCCTGCAATTTCTAATGCTTTTGCAAACATTTTCTTATTCAAGTCCTGGTCTTGCTTGAAATTTTTAATAACTCTAGCTTGACGATTTTTTCCACCTAAAGTAGTATATTCAAAATTACCTTCAATAATGTTTTCTTGAACTCGGTTAAATACTTCCCAAAGCATATTACCTTCATCTTCTTTACGTTGAACTTCTAAAACAGCATCAATAGCATCTTTAGTATACTTATTACTAGTACCTTCAACTCTCATATCAAGAAATGACTTAGCTAAATTAAACATTTGCTCTTCATTAAGCTCTGTTTCTTTCATTTTATTCATGGATTCAACAGTTAAATCAAGATTACCAACAATTTCTTTAATTGTATCTTGAAGTGTTTCAAAATCATAACCCATATGCTTAACTTTAAAATCTTCAAACTTAGTATCGGCAACAACCAAACCATTTTCACAGATCATTCGAAACAAACCTGCAGTAAAGGTAAATGAATTTTTACCATCATGAGAATTAGTAAGTAATACTTGTGGGTAAACAGTATCACCATCATCTCCATTAATAACAACATCAGGATTTCTAAATACAACTAAATGCTTTTGGAAACCAACATTTTGACGGGCCCTAACCTCTTTTGCATCAACAACTTTCCAACCAAGTAACTCCATATCTGTAATAACTTGATCAGTAGGAATGTGTGTGTACTTGTCTGAAGTACTTTCTGCACCCTTTGTAGTAAAAATACTAGGAGCGATTTCTTTTAACTCTTCTAAACTTTTGAAATTTGAATTTGTGTAATCTAACATACCTTTATTTTTAATTATTTATTTATTAAGATCCAAATAAT